TATTGATGCTCAGACTCGCTCACACTTAGATTCCTTGGCTTTGACCACTAGCCCCATGATTGCTATGGATGCTACCCGTCTGCCAAGAGGAATGAAGTTTGAGGTAAAGCCTGGCAAGGCAATCCTCACCAATGGCGCACCTTCTGAGATTCTTTATCCCTTCAAGTTCGGTCAAACTGACCCAAACAACTTGGCTACGGCTAAAGACTTTGAGCGTATGTTGTTGCAAGCTACTGGAACATTGGATTCCCAAGGCATGATTAGCAATGTATCCCGTGATGGTGGTCAAGGCGGTATGTCTATGGCAGTTGCCTCCATCATCAAGAAGTACAAGCGCACTTTGGTGAACTTTCAAGAGGATTTCTTAATCCCGTTTATCAAGAAGGCAGCATTTAGGTATATGCAGTTCGATCCAGAGCGTTACCCTTCTGTTGATATGAACTTCATTCCTACGGCAACCCTTGGCATTATTGCTAGAGAGTATGAGCAACAGCAGTTCATTGGCTTATTGCAGACTTTGGGTGCAAATACTCCTGTTTTGCCTATTTTGCTTAAAGGAATTATTGGAAACAGCAGTTTGTCTAACAGAATGGAGTTGATGGCCAAGTTAGATGAGATGATGCAACCTGACCCACAAGCGCAACAAATGCAACAAGTGCAACAGCAGTTGGCCATGCAAGCAGCGCAAGCGCAGATTGCGGTTCAGACTACTCAGGCAGAACAAAATAGGGCAGAGGCTACCAAGTTAACAGTCGAGGCACAGCTGCTCCCGCAGGAGGCGCAAGCCAAAGCGATGGCAGCGGCCACCAAGAATCTGCCAAATCAGGATGATATGGCATCCAAAGAGTTTGATAAGCGAGTCAAGATTGCTGATTTGATGCTGAAAGAAGCTGACATCAAGAACAAATCTAAGATTGTTGAGTTACAGATGGCTGATAAGGTCAATTCACAGAATCAGGTCAAGCAAGACTTCCTTACTAAACTGACAAATGGCTTAAATAATGGCTAATATCAAGGAACTTATCCAAAGCATTGAGTCAAATGACTCATCTTTTGATGAGAAGTTGGCTGCCATCACCAAGATGGAAGAAACCTTGGTGGCCATGCGCCAGCAAGAGGAAAAAGCTGTTCAAGACAATGTAGACCTGATTGTTGAAGCCATCAAAGTGATGGAAAACAAGGTCACAGCACAACTAGAAGTTGCCAAGTCGATTGTTCCTGAAAAAGGTGACAAGGGAGACAAGGGCGATAAGGGTGCAGATGGCCGCCAAGGGATAGATGGCAAGAATGGGCAAGATGGTCTGAATGGAAAAGACGGGATAGACGGCAAAGATGGTGTTTCTGTCTCCAATGCTCAGATTGACTTTGATGGCTCGTTGGTTATTACCTTGTCTACTGGTCAAGAGATCAATGTGGGAGAGGTGGTTGCTCCAGACTTGGCAGAGAAGATCAAAGTTATCAGCACCATGTCCACCAATGGGGCGGTAGCTATCCTAGACGAAGGCACAAGCATCACAAGTGGTGTCAAGAAGATAAATTTTGTTGGCGCATCAGTAACGGCTACAAATTCTGGCGATGATGTAACTATCAATGTCAGTTCGGGAACAGGAACAGTTACAAGCGTGGCCTTATCGGGCGGTACGACAGGATTGACTGTTACTGGTAGCCCAATAACCACAACTGGCACTATTACCTTGGCTGGTACTGTGGCGGTTGCCAATGGTGGAACGGGTGACACAACTGCATCAGGTGCTAGGACAAACCTTGGATTGGTCATTGGTACGGATGTTCTTGCGCCAACAGGTTCAGCGGCATCCCTTACAGCATTTCCAACGTTTAACCAAAACACTACGGGAACTGCGGCATCAACGCCTAAGTTGCTGACCACCAACTTCACGATTGAAGAATCGGGTGGCAAGTTGCTGTTTAAATATGGCGCAACTACAATAGCCTCAATGTCTTCAACTGGAGTGATTACTTCAGCAACTAATATTATTGCAAATGGAACACCATAAAGGAAAAATATGGCAACGACAGTAACCCTAAAACCCAATGCAATTGACCTCTCTGGTTCGACTTCAGGGACAACCACATTGCAAGCAACTGCGGTGGCTGGTACAACTACCATCACACTTCCTGCGGCAACTGATACCTTGGTTGGTAAGGCAACGACAGACACTCTGACCAACAAGACCCTGACTGCTCCTGTAATCAGCACAATCTCGAATACTGGTACTTTGACCTTACCAACATCAACAGATACCTTGGTGGGTCGGGCAACAACAGATACTCTGACAAACAAAACTCTAACTACACCAGTTATCAGTTCACTTTCATCTGCATCTGCTACTGCGCTAACTTTGCAGTCTGCTGGCACTACTGCGATTACTGTTAATACTTCACAGAATGTGGGGATTGGTACTACTTCACCTAATGCTAGATTAAATGTTTCTGATTCGGCAGATGGCGCACAAAGCGGAACAATTCGACTAGGTGATAACGGCACTTACTACGGAGAAAATCTATTTAGATACAACAGTAGTGAATACAGGATTGGAGTCTACCCATCTGGAAACATGACCTTTTACGCAACAGGGTCAGAAAATATGCGTCTTACCTCTAGCGGTAACTTGCTGGTGGGGACTACATCACAAAGCAGTAGCGAAAAATTTGGTGTAGTCCAATCAGGGGGATCATCTGCTGGTGCGTACTTCAATGCAAGTAATGGTGGCTATGGAAATGATGTTACTGTTATGAGATGCGCTAGGGGTAGTGCAACAACAGAATATAACTTTATAAACTGCATACAAGTAAGTTCAGTCGTTTTTCGAGTTCAAGCAAATGGAAATGTCCAAAATACTAATAATAGTTATGGTTCATTGTCTGATGTCAAACTAAAAGAAAATATTGTTGACGCTACACCAAAACTTGACTCATTGATGCAAGTAAAGGTGCGTAATTACAATCTAAAGTCTGACCCAACGCACAAGCAACTTGGTGTTATTGCTCAAGAATTAGAGCAAGTGTTTCCTGCGATGGTTGAAGAATCACCAGATAGAGATGAAGAAGGCAACGACCTTGGAACAACAACCAAGTCGGTTAAGTACAGCGTGTTTGTACCAATGCTTATTAAAGCAATGCAAGAACAGCAAGCAACAATCACAGCACTAACCGCCCGTGTGGTGGCTTTGGAAGCCAAGTGACCCCAGAACTGCAAAAGTACTATGAAGCCCGCTTTGACTTGATGTCAAAAGAGGGTTGGAAAGACTTAATGGAAGATATTGACACAATGATTGAATCGTTGAACAATATCAGTACAATCCCTGACGAAAAGTCCTTGCATTTCAAGAAGGGCGAATTGTCAATACTCACATGGCTGAGAACCTTGAAAGAGGTCAGCGAAAGAGCATTTGAGGAATTGAATGAAAAGACTATTTGATTTTGCCTGTGAAAACGGGCATAAAACTGAAAGACTTGTTGATTATGAGACAACAGGTTTTAAGTGTGAGTGCGGAGCAACAGCCAACCGCCTCATAAGCGCACCTAACTTCAAATTGGAAGGGTGGTCTGGTTCTTTCCCATCAGAGCATGGGAAGTTCGAGAGAAAACACCTAGACAGACTGAAGTGGGAGCAAAGCAACAACTTGTAAAAAGTGCAAGTTAAATGTCCTGAGAACGATAAACACGCAGGAAAAGGAAAAATATGTTGATTGATAATGAAGATGAGTTGCCAAGTGAGTTAGACGTAGTTGAAGAACAGCAGCAAGAAAGACTTCCTAAAACTGAGCAGCTTTCAGACATTCCTAATTTCTATCGGGATAAAAGTCTAGAAGATGTTATCAAGATGCACCAAGAGGCTAACAAGCTAATTGATCGTCAAGGTAAAGAAGTAGGCGAGATTCGTAAACTAGCAGATGAACTCATAAAGCAGAACCTCAGTTCTAACAAGCAATCTATTAAAGAGGAAGCACCAGAAGTAGACTTCTTTGAGAATCCAAAAGAAGCAATTCGTCAAACTGTCGATAACCATCCAGATGTAGTTGCAGGCCGCCAAGCTGCCTATGACTTCAAAAAGATGCAAATTCAGCAAAAGCTAGCGCAAGAGCATCCCGACTTTGGTCAGGTTGCCTCAGACCCAGACTTTGCAAATTGGGTGAAATCTTCACCTATTCGCATAAATCTGTTTGCCAAGGCTGATGGTGAGTTTGATTACGATAGTGCAAACGAGTTACTGACTACTTATAAACAGTTACGTGGCGTGAAGGCGAAACAAACGAGTGATGCTGGAGAAGCAACTCGCAAGACTAACCTGAAGGCGGCATCTGTTGATGTAGGTGGTAGTGGTGAATCAGGAAAGAGGATATACAGACGGGCTGACCTTATTCGGCTGAAAATGGAAAATCCGAACCGATATGAAGCCTTGAGTGACGAGATCATGCAAGCGTATTCAGAAGGTCGGGTTAAATAATTAACTTATCGCTTTTTGGAGATTTATCATGCCTTTAGGTACAAATAATGTGACAGTTACGACAGCGGCAACCTTCATTCCTGATATTTGGAGTGACGAAATTGTTGCGTCTTACAAAAAGAACCTCGTCTTAGCAAACTTGGTTATGAAGATGTCTTTCAAGGGCAAGAAGGGTGATGTAGTTCACGTTCCTGCTCCTACCCGTGGTTCAGCGTCTGCAAAGGCGGCTGGCTCACAAGTAACTTTGATTGCGGCAACGGAATCAGAAGTTCAGGTGGCAATCGACAAACACTATGAATATAGCCGTTTGATTGAAGACATCGTAGAAGCCCAAGCATTAAACAGCTTGCGTAACTTCTACACAGCAGACGCTGGTTACTCTTTGGCCAAACAAGTCGATTCTGACTTGATTAACCTTGGACGTTCAACCAATGGTGGTGCTGGTACAAACGCCTACGCAACTGGTGCGTTTATTGGTGGTGATGGTACAACTGCTTATGTTGCCGCAAACAACAATGAGTCAGCTTTGACCGATGCCGCTATCCGCCGCACTATTCAGCGCATGGACGATACCGACACTCCTATGGATGGTCGCTTCTTCATCATCCCACCCTCAAGTCGCAATACTTTGATGGGCTTGGCACGTTATACAGAGCAAGCCTTTGTTGGCGGTACTAACAATACCATCCGCACAGGTGAGATCGGTAACTTGTATGGTATCCCTGTGTTTGTCTCAAGCAATTGCGACACAGCATCTGGAACTAACAACGCACGAGTTTGCTTGATGGGACACAAAGAGTCTGTTGTTCTAGTTGAGCAAATTGGTGTTCGTTCACAAGTTCAGTACAAGCAAGAGTATCTTGCCACGCTGTTCACATCTGATACGTTGTATGGCGTACAGATTCTCCGTGCGGCAGCAAGCTCAGGTGCGGCTAAGTCTGCATCTATGTTTGCTTTAATAGTTCCTGCCTAATTGCAGTTGCGCCCCCTGCCCTAGGGTGGGGGGACTTTTTTAATCTAATTAGGAGAAATTATTATGGCAACAGCAAGTGCAGTTGTAACACGTAGAGGCAATGACAGTTTTCGGGGTTTATTCTCTGATACTTGGTCGGTTGTTTGTACTTTAAATGCTGGCTCATTGGTTGATGGCGCTGGTGAAACAGATGATGTAACAGTTCCAGGCGTTGCCTTGGGTGACATGGTTCTTTGTGCATCTTTGGCTGTGGATTTGGTTGGTTTGACTGTGACAGGTTATGTCTCAGCCGCCAATACTGTCAAATTCCGCATCCAAAACGAGTCAGGTTCTACAGCAGACTTGGCATCAGCCACTATGGACATTGTTATTGTTCGTATGGTTTAAGGATCGGGGGGCTTGCCCCCCTTTCTTTTAAGGATAAATATGGCTTTGTTTCGTTGTAATAAATCTGGCAATACAGTCGAGTTCAAATACGACTTTGATATTGTCGAAATGCGTAGGCATCCAGAATATACAGAGGTTGATACTTCTGCTGTTGTGGAGGTGGCAAAAGCTGATGAAACAAAGCAGACACTAACTTTGAAGAAACCTATGGGTAGACCCCGTAAGGAACAACTGTTATGAGTGATATTGATGCGAGAGATTTCGGCAGAATAGAAGCCCAAGTTGAGGCTTTGCAGGCTGAAGTTCACCAGTTGGCTAATGATGTCAAAGCACTCCTTGAATTGGCAAACAAGTCAAAAGGTGGCTTTTGGATGGGTATGACCATCGCTTCTATGGCTGGTGGCGTAATCACCTTTGTTGCTGGAAAGTTACTCCGATGAAAGAAGGTTTGCTCTCAGGCGTTGTTTGCCCATTACCTACTCAAGATATTGAGATTAATCTCAAGAATAGGAATAATGCCTTTAAAAACTTTGGCTATGGCGCACCCAACCCTGACGAACCTAATGATGCGTTTTGGCTGAAAAAAGCCAAGATGTATAACGCACCAGTAGACACAGTTAAGACTATGCTATGTGGCAACTGTGCCGCATTTATTCAGACTCCTAAGATGATGGAGTGCATCAAATCAGGACTAGAGAAAGGCAAGTCTAGCCCTAATGAGTTGGACTATGACCAACAGTTCATTGATGCAGCAGACCTTGGATTTTGCGAGTTATTTCATTTCACCTGTGCGGCTACAAGAACTTGTGACGCATGGAAATCAGGCGGTTCTATCAAAAAGGATACAAAATGATGTACGGAAAATCAAGCAAGATGACAGGCTCAAAGATGCCTAAAAAAGATAGCAAAAAAGCTATGCCGATTGCCATTATGGTGGCAGTTGGTAAGCCAAAGGCTATGCCTATGCGTGGTCAGCGTACCGCAACTAACATGATGAAAAAATCAGGGAGAAGTAAATGAGTTCATTGTCTAGCGCAAAAACACTATTAAATGCAGTAACTGCAACTGGTGCATCTACTTCCGTCCAAATTGATGGTGGTCAACCAGTATTTCTGCAAGTCTCTGGAATTACAAGTGCTACTGTTGTTTTACAAGGTAGTCTTGATGGAAGTAATTGGTCAACCCTTGGCTCTTCTTTGACTGCTGACGGGATGGTTACTGTTGCCAATGCACCTAAATATGTAAGGGCTAACTGTACAGTTTATGTGTCTGGAACAATCACAGCAAAGGTTTTGTACTAGTATGAAAAAGACCAAAGCACAGGCAAAGATTAGCAAGGTTATGCGTGAGTACAAGGCGGGTGAATTGCACTCAGGCAAGGGTGGCAAGGTTGTTAAGTCTCAAAAGCAAGCGATTGCTATTGCTTTGTCTGAAGCTGGAAAGGCAAAGAAGAAATGAAACAAGGTTTATATGCAAATATTAATGCAAAAAAGCAAAGAATCGCTGAAGGCTCTGGTGAGCGTATGCGTAAAGTTGGTAGCAAAGGCGCACCAACTGCTCAAGCGTTTAGGGAGTCTGCTAAAACTGCAAAGAAACCAAAAAAGGTGAAGTAGATGAAATCTCCAATTTGGCAAACAAAAGCTGGTCAAAATCCAAAAGGCGGCTTGAATGCCAAGGGGAGATCATCCTATAATGCAGAAACTGGTGGTAATCTAAAGGCACCAGTAAAGTCGGGGGACAACCCTCGCAGAGCAAGTTTCTTGGCTCGCATGGGCAATATGGCTGGTGCTGAGTACAAGGATGGTGAACCGACAAGACTGCTTCTTTCGCTCAAAGCATGGGGTGCATCCTCAAAGGCTGACGCAAAGGCAAAGGCTAAGTCTATTTCTACACGAAATAAGGCAAAAGCGAAATGAGAGCATTATCAGTTGGAGTTAGTCCCACAGCGGCAGTAGACACAACAGTCTATACGTGTCCTAGAGGCTATTACGCCAAATTTACTGTAATGTACATTCACAATACAGGCGGGTCTACCAAACATATAACTGTTCAATGGTTTGACGCAAGTGCTAATACCACTCTTGATATATTGACTAATTACGATTTCTCATCAAAAACCTATTTGCAGTTTGATGGCAATGCCTATATTGTTTTAGAAGAGGGCGATAAGATCAAAATAACTACTCAGTCTGCAAGTTCATTCAGTTTTATAGCCACATTTGAAGAAGAAGGGTTGACTAGAGCATGACCTACCTAGAACTTGTAAACGATGTGTTAGTGCGCCTCAGAGAGCCTGTGGTCACTACTTTCAGCGAAACCACCTATTCCACCTTGATTGGCAAATTTGTCAATGATGCCAAGCGTCAGGTTGAAGATGCCTTTAGTTGGAATGCCTTGGGTGCAACCATCACAGTTACAACTGCCGCCAGTACCTCTACCTATTCCCTTACAGGAGCTGGTCAGAAGTTTCAGGTTATGGATGTAATCAATACAACTAGCCTTTTGGGGCTAACAAATATTAGTTTTGTGGACATGAACCGCAAACTGAACTTTGCGCCTGTAGCTACTGAAACACCAACAGAATATGCTTTTGATGGGGTAGATGGTTCTTACGATACACAAGTAAAACTCTATCCAATCCCTAATGGTGTGTATACAGTTAAGTTTATGCTGACTGTTGCACAACCAACATTGGTATTAGATGCCACAGTAGTAAAAGTTCCTGATGTTTTAGTAGTCCAAAACGCCTACGCAAGAGCATTGGTAGAGCGTGGTGAAGATGGTGGGTTGTCTTCCTCAGAGGCGTATAACCTGTATCGGGCAATGTTGTCTGACTATATTGCTTTGGAAGGCACACGCTACCCAGAGAATCAGGAGTTTGTCAGCATATGACGCAAAGATTGCAGACCTTTAGTGTTCAAGCCCCAGGCTTCTTTGGGCTAAACACGCAAGACTCTCCTTTGACATTGGAGGCGGGCTATGCGTCTATTGCCACCAATTGCGTCATTGACCAATATGGACGTATTGGCGCACGAAAAGGTTGGTCAAGGGTTAACTCATCTTCTGGCAACTTAGGTGCAAACGACATAAAAGTCATCCATGAGTTAGTGCAACTTGATGGAACTTTGACTGTATTGTTTGCTGGCAACAACAAGTTATTCAAGTTAGATGGCTCTAACGCTGTTGTGGAGTTGACCTATGGGGGTGGGGGTACTGCACCAACCATTACTAATAGCAATTGGCAATGTGCATCTT